CATGGAACAAGATTTATCTCCATATCTTACGATATGAAGGTAGTCTTACAGCCGCTAAGAAGACAAAGGATCTTTACAATATAGCATTACGCTATACTGCAAAGGTATCTTTTGAACCTCTTAGTTTCTGTCGTTCGGATAAAGAAGGGATTCCTTTATTACTAAAAGAATTCAAGCCTTATCTAAACGGTTCTATCGATGCCCGCCGAGCGGCACTAACAGTTTTACAGAGTTATAAATTCTTTAAAACTGAAGCACCTTACTCTCTCGAGGGTATAATGCTGCCGTATCGCGGCAAACAGGACCTAGATTGGTTGGATCTTTATAGAGCAATTGCTGCAAAGCAACTGCCCGATTTAAGATCTAAAATCAAACCAGGACTTCATATTAGTGGATCTAACGGACCTAACGGTCCAGCCCTTGGGACAGCGTATGTCGATCGCGAAGCGATTCGAGATACAAATCTTGAAGACTCCATAAGAGAGTTAGCTCTACTTACGGGTAATGATTCACTGATAAGCCTGTTGGACGATTCGGCCGTACCGTGCTTTGATGAGTTGGTACACAAACGTGGAAGATCAAAACTTCACTCTAGGATTTCGATTAAATTCGAACCTGGAGGGAAATCTAGACCTTTTGCAATTTGTGACTACTTCTCACAAAGTAGTCTTCTTCCAATTCATAATTGCTTAATGAACTGGTTGGAGAACCATCCTTGCGATGGATCTAGTAATCATTCCGATGCCGCATATGCGGTAAAGGAATGGACCAGAAACAACGTAAAGGTATGGTCTTATGACCTTACCGAAGCTACCAATAGATTTCCTCGATTTCTCGAAGTCATCTGTATGGAAGCTATGTTCGGTAAGGAAATAACCTACCTATGGGAAGATATCATATCCAATCGAAGTTTTCGTACTCCTGAAGGAGAAGATATAATGTTCAATTGTGGACAACCCTTAGGAGCGTTAAGTTCCTGGGCGTCATTCACAGTCGCTCATCATATCCTCGTTCAGGTGGCGGCACACTTAGCTTTTGCTAAGGATGCCTCCAAACCTAATTTGTCAAGAATTAGGTTCTTTAAGTACTATCGCTTGATTGGAGATGACAACTCAATAGCACGCTACCCAAATGTAGCTTCTTGGTATAGGAGGTTACTCGATGATATTAATGTGGACGTAAGTCTACAAAAGAGTATCGTCCCTAAACAATGTTTAGGTTCTTCCGCAGCTGAACTCGCTAAACGCGTGTTCACTGGTGGAGAAGAGATTACTCCAGTACCTCCAACAGCCATAGTAGAACATTTTGATAATCTTCATTATCGAAATCTTTTACTTGACTGTTGGAATAGAGGCTACGGTTCATCAGGTAGTCCGTACCCCGTCCAGTCTATTGATT